ATATTAAAAAAAAATATATAAATACATATACATAGAGACAGAGTTATTCAATCAATCCCTCAATCTCAGTCAGGGTGCTGTTTGTTATTGTAGAATTGTTGAGGTTGGCGGTGTTGTTGGTGGGTTGGCAGGGTTGGGATTGAATTAAAACGAGTTCGCGCGGATAAATGTAGACGCAGAAAAGCCCGGCGAATACTCAACCGGGCTAGTCTGCAATCTGTTGAGGTTAGTCTGTCAGCTTGAAGTTGAGAATTGCTTGCATCTCCGGCGACAGGCTTTCAAACTCCGCGATCTGGTCAGCGGTTAGATCCGAACGGCTCTTGGTCCGCATCCGTCCGCCACCCGAACCTGCAACTGGCGCGGCGACAAGGATCGTTTCCAGCGGTACTAGCTTGCCCGCAAAATGAATCGCCGCTTTCCAGTCGGTGATAATTCGCTTGCTCGCTTGCCGAATCAATCCGACTTCACCGTCCGCGAACTGTGCGCTCAAACTCTCAACCGTCCAGTCGGGCTGATCGTAATTGAGCGTGGACTCGTTTTTCTTTCCCTTGTTGAGAGTCAACACACGAGTCTGACCTTCAAGCGTTGCTGCTGTTTGCTCACTCATTCTAATCCTGCCTTTCAAAAAGCTCCGGGATCCGGCGTGTCCGATTCCCTAAATCAAATTTACGAAGAAGCTGGCCGAATGTCAAGCGCCGTCCAGGGCGATTTGGCGACTTTGTTCAGACCGCCCCCGCGCCAGAATTTTTTCTCTCCCCGATTTTCAGAAGGCGGCATCCCCCCTTTGGATTTTCGCATACCACTAAATGAACCTCTACAAAACTAGAAAATTTTTATGAACTCAGATTGATTTGAGTTCCGTTGGCGTTTGTGTTGGGGATGGGGATACCAACTGCGCTCTTGACACGGAGATCAGCTATATTTATACTGCAAGAGGTTGGTAGGGTGGATAGGAGTTGGTAGCCATAGTCGGAGATTCTTTTGAATAACCTAGCACTTGATATTCGAGATAAGCCGTGGCAAGCGAAAAGGTTTAATTCGCGGCATAAGGCTGTTTGTGTGCTTAAAGCAAATGGGTATACGAATAAGGAAATTTGTGAGCATCTTGGGTATGATGAATCCAGGGTTTCGGTTATTTTGAATGATCCTAGAGCGGCGGAGGTTCTTGCAGATGCGGAGAGACGTTTTGCTTCAAATATGTCCGAGATAGGTGAGAAAATAAAACTCCTCGCCGCCTCTGCTCTTGAGGAAACAGAAGATATTATGTTAAACGGGCAAAAAGAAAATGTCCGTTTGACTGCTGCGCTCGGAATCCTCGACCGTGCTGGTTATGGGAAAGTAACTAAGTCAATAGCTTTGGAAGCTAGGATAACAGAATCAGCCGCTCGCGCTCTAATGGGTGTTGAGATTGAAGAAATCCCCGAAGCGGATTATTCAATTGAACCAAAAGATAGTTAACGAAGTAGTTAACGAAGAAGAAGCTACTCGTAAGCCCATAACTCCCCCGGCAATTCCTGCGGAGCATACAGAAGCGCGGAGACAAGAAATACGTCAACGTGGTCTTGAGGATTTATACTACTTCACCAAAGGAATCCTTGGCTACAACTTCCTAGTCCCTCATGTCCACGGGCATCTTACTCAATTCCTCGATTCATGTGAAGCTCGTAGACGAATGCTCCTCATGGCTCGCGGACACCTAAAGACAACAATCTTCACAATCTCTCAAACAATGCAGGACATTGCGAAAGATCCAAACGTCCGAATTCTCATCATTGGTTCAACTGCAACGAACGCACAAAAATTCCTCAAAGAAATTTCCGAACACTTCAAACGTAATGAAATGTTCCGTTGGTTGTACCCAGAGTTAATTCCAAATAGTTTCACAGCAATCGACACAAATTGGACAGCTCACGAGATTCAAGTACCACGGACTATAATCAATCGTGATCCAACTGTAGATACCGTTGGCGCTCGCGGAACTGTCGAGTCTCGCCACTACAACATAATCCGCGCAGACGATATGATCGGAGAAGCGGAACTCCACTCTGAAGGTGAGATGGAGAAAACAATTGAATGGTCGCAGGGCTTTGAATCTCTCCTTGTAACTCCAATGGAGGATTTAATTGATATAACTGGAACTCACTGGCGTTTTGGTGATGTATACTCCTTCCTACAAGACTTCTACTCTAACAAAGAAGAAGCACGATCAATCGGTCCATACGCAACGATGCGTGGGGAACTCGCGTTGTTTATACGTGGAGCGAGAGACGACAAGGGAGATCCAATATTTCCAGAAATGATCTCGCGTCAATTTCTCGACCGCTTACAACGCGAGAACCCTCCGCGTTATGCATCACAATATGCAAATGATCCTCTTCAATCTGGTGAGACTGCATTCAACGTAGAGGATTTACAGTATTACGAACGAACTGGACCAAACGGGCGGATAATTAAATTCACTCACGATGATGTAAAATACAGGGTTAAAATATCCACGCTTGATATAATCGCCGTTAACGATCCAGCTTTGGGCGATGTAAAGAATTGTGATACCGCACAACTTGTCGTAGCCAAACACGCAGAGACAGATTGTGTATTCGTACTAGAAGCTACTATCGGAGATATAGACCCGTCTGAGACTGTGGACAATATGTTCCGTCAAGATGAGGAATATCATTTGCGACTGTGTTCTGTAGAAGCGGTTGCATATCAAAAGGCGTTGAAATCTTTATCACGACGTATCGCACGAAATGAGAACAAACCATATCTGCCGATTGTTGAATACTATCCAGGATCTCAAAGAACAAAGGATGAGCGGATTCGCGGCCTCATGCCGTTAGTTCAAAGCCACCTACTTTACATCCTTCCGAGTATGTCAAAACTCATTAAAGAGTTTACACGCTACACTCGCGATGGTAAATCTAAACGAGATGGCCTTGACGCTCTTGCACAGATCTCAGAGCATTTCATATCCTCATGGTCTAAGCAGCATGAAGTAGATACTCGTGAAGCATGGGAGGAACAAATCTCCCGACTTAACGCAACTGGATACGGATACAAAAGGAGATTTTCAAAATGACTCTGGTTACTAATGAAGGAATTAAAGAAATATTCGCCAGCGCAGCTAGAACGGCGGATGTAACCTCAGATGAGTTTAAGAATCATTACCATAGAGGGATTCTTATACTTGTCGAAGTTACTGGACTTGCATTAACTCCAAGTGTTGTGCCTACGATTCAAACAAGAATCGGTTCAACTTGGGTTACGATTGCAGTCGGTACAGCTATTACTGCTACAGGAGAATTCTCCATAGTTATGTACCCCGGCGCGGTTGGTGGATCTTTCACAGATGTAATCGGTTCTCCGCTTCCGTCCGACTGGCGTTTGTTCATGAATCACGCTGATACAGATAGTATCACCTACTCCGTCAATCAGCAGATGTTGAAATAATGCCAGCGGTTCTGGAAAATCTCGAATCTACGGGCGTTTACAAACATCGCTTTGGAATCAATGCGCTTAATGGTATTGTCAAGGTTGTTAACGAAGGACAGAATATTCGTCAACTAATCTCTGATTGGCCGAATGCGCTTCACGATGTTGAGAATGTATTCCACCAAGGTCAAACAGCTACGTCTATTGATATAGCTATTATTGACACAAAGAACATAGATGCGAAGCATAATGTTTACTTCCAATTCAATTCAGGTCCGTGGACATTTGATACAACGCTCGCGATTAATGTACTTGCATACACCCTTGAAGGACTTGCCGCAGGTATATATGAAATAGGTGCAACCGCTGTGAGTGATACTAGAGAATCGTCTAATATCAAATCAATGGGATTTGTGATACTACTGCCATGAGAAAAAGCTTAACAATTCTATTTGCAAGTGTAGCTACGTTATTCGGTTTGGCTTTGTATGCAAATCGCGTAACCACCTACGCGGACGGACGAAACGCTCACATAGTCCCGTTTATCGAAACCGTCAAGACTTTCGGTTTTGGTGACACAATGACAATTCGTGATCTTGACCGCGACTCCATTCCACAAGGAACAACCGGAAGAATTATCAACGGCGATCCTGCTCGCGATTCTGCAATCTACCTAACCTATGCCTCAGTACCCTCGTTCATCCGCGACTCAACGCAAATAGATTCATTCTTTACAGCTTGGGGAGTTACCACACCTGCGCCACAGATTATATTCGTATCTAAAGATCCTCCTCCTCCTTTACCTCCGTTAGTAGTTAATGATCCAATCTTTGTAGAGAATTTTGAATCATGGACAACTGCCACATGGCAAGCAATGGCACGAAACCCTTATGCACTTGTTTCTTCAACAGATCAATTTATAGAAAACTCTGGTTCTGCGGAAGGTAGTAAACATTTACGTTTATTCCGCGAGGCTAAATCAAGTGCAGGAGCGGGATGTAATAACAACACGGTTGGTTGGGAAATTGAATCTGACAATGCAGCAAATCAATTCGGCGCAGTAGGCTTCGGAGAAATAATGAACGGAGCTACGGAAGTTTGGGTTGAGTTTCGTGTGAAATTCGACGCCGCTCCATCTACCGCACCGTGGGGAACTCTACCCGATCCTGCTTGGAGTTGTTCAAGCGCACCAGACCACAAACTCCTACGAATGCATTCTAGGTTTGATTTCCCAAATGCATATATTGCAGTAAAAGATGGTCACGAAGGATCTCAACACTGGACAAATCATCCCTCTCCTACTGCTGGTGATACTCTCATGGGTAGTGGATCAATGGGAAGTTCCAATCCTGATTGGGATAATGAATGGCATACGTTTCGTATCTATCAAAAACGTTCCTCGGCTCAAGGCGTACTTGATGGAATAGGGCGTTTTACCATAGATCGAAATGGAAGTAGAGTATTACTTAACAACACAGGAAGTACATTTACATACGTTCCAAGCGATGAACTTGATATCTGGCACGAACCCCTCGGCTGGCAACGTATGCAAGTTGGCTTGAATCGAAATCATTGGACGAATCACGATGCTCAGTTTCGTTTAGATGCGTTTAAAATCTGGACAGATACGGGTAATGGTGGGCCAGGTTGGATTGGCGAAGAATTAAACGATCCTCTACCTTATCCAAATGAGCCTCTTGGCATGACGGAGATGTATGCATTCAACACAAACTTCACAGATCAAGCAGGGCCGAATAACTTTAGTTTCATAGACCATCTAACTCAAGATCCTTTCGGCTGGAGACGTGCAGGATCTACAAATCCATTAAACTTCTTCGCGGGTGATCCAAGAGATATAGGCTTTCCTCTACCTCCAAGCGGTTCTGATACCGTTGCTGTAGGCCGTTGGCCGTTAAACTTCGGTGTAGGGTCTGCTCCGTTTTCATACGAATACAATCGTTCATGGGCAGGACAACCACAACGTGCTTCAATGTATTGGTCTGTGTGGATGTATATAGACCCTGCATTTACTTGGCATCCTACTACAACTAAAGGTTTTTGGGTATCACAAAATCAAAGCAATAATCACTTTGTCTATTTATCCAAAGATAGCTCTGTATACTTTGGAATGTTTTTACAATTCAACGATGGACCTCCTGATGGTTTAGTTAGTTCAAATGTTCGCTACCCCGGTTTGCCACTTGCTAATATTCCAATCGGAAGATGGTTTAGAGCAGAATGGCTTTTTGTAGCTAACTCTGGTCCGGGTGTTAAAGATGGTAAATATCGTGTTTACTTCGATGGAATCGAACAAAAAATCGCATCAGTAGATACAGTATACTACTTCGACTCGGCAGATAACGATAGAGCATTCAGTACCGCTCGTTGGAATCCAACGTGGGGCGGAGGACAGAATTTACCTGTACCACAAGAGCAATACATCCTAATCGACGATTGGTATGTTTCAACTAGCTCTAATCGAGTGAATCCATAATGGCTACACTCAGAACAGTAACAGTTAAAGCATCTGGCGGAGATTATGCAGGACTTGATGCCGCGTTCGGTGGTGAAGCCGCTGATATAACAGCCGCCACAGGTTCGGATGAAATCCTACGAATTGACTGTTATCCATTTGAGGATACCGTAAAGTGTGTTATAGATGATACAGCCTGGAAAACTAGCCCAACAAATTACGTCGAGTTACGTTTCCTCGACAGCGGGGGTGATCCATTCTATACCGCCGTCTGGTCTACATTAGGCTATCGACTTTCGGCCCTTAGTAATGTATTTGAAAACAATCAAGTAGATCATCTCTGGCACACTGAAGGCACGTTCCAAATGAGGGACAACTTGGGTACGGGAACAAGTACAGCAGCCGTATTCAAAGTAAGTTCGGCAAGTGGTGGTTGGAATCGTTTCGATGGTGGCGGTATTATGATCGTAGACCACAATTCCGGTACTGCTTGGCGTGGATTTAAGATAGATGCCGCTGTTACCTGTCGTTGGCGTAACTGGATAGCGTATGGCGGTGATAAAGAGAACGTATTTAGTCCTGCCATTGATGTACCGGCAGGTTCGGGCGGACCCACTCTATTCTTCGACAATTGTACCTTCGACGAATGGACAACACTAAACTTCATAGCAGACGCCGGAACTACGCTAACTCACAAGAATTGTCGCGCTACGAATATACGCTTCGATATATCCGACGCAAGCCTTCCCGATGTAATGGACGCGGCTAGTGATTTTAACCTCACAGATAGAGAAGCGAACAGTGATGTGAACTGGGGTACGAACTCGCTCGATTCCGCCGACAGCCTGGTGATTGATTATGTAGATGATACCAATGCTGTATTTATCAATAGAGATTATCGAATAAATTCCTCCAGCGATTCTGGCTACGAGGCTGCCGCTGATTTAAGTGCCAACTTCGGGGTTGATATTCTTGACAACGCCCGTGATGTACCGTGGGATATAGGCGCGCATGAATTATCAATCACAGGAGGAGATATTGTAAAAGTTCTCGATGAAAGCGTGAACTTCTAATGCCTGATATTCTCGTAGTTGCATTACAGCGGAATAGAATCATTGATGAATCGTTAAACAATAACGAGGTTGTCAATAAATTTCAAATCCTCGCTGATGCGATAATTCAGATTATAAATAGTACATTACGCTTGTCAGAAACCGAAGATCCATCAGTTGCGTGGTTATTCATCGAGAGTGAGGTATTAAACTACGTCGAGTCGGTAAATCATTTGCTTAGTATCGCAGAAGAATTTCTCGTCAAGGTAATCGACGAAGTTATCAATCTCGTATTCTCAGAAGATCATGTAATCGGCGTAGAGATCGGTGAGGCGATTGTCCGCGCAGTTGCGGAGGTATTCAGCTTCGTATCCACTCAAACTCCTGTGAGGGTTTTAGTTCGCCAGTTTGTAAACCGTTTCCAGATTTCTGAGACGGCAGATCCGAACAAGCTATTCTCTAAGGTAATTGACGAGGTTGTAAACTTCGTAACTACATCTGCCAGTGCCGTAAAAGACATTGGATTAGAGATAGCTCAAACTGTGTCGGAAATAGTCAACTCAACAGAATCAACAATCTTAGCATTAGGTAAAGTCAGAGTTGTATCTGAATCATTGACATTACTAGACCAAGTAATAGGACTCGCATTCGTAATCGGTCAGGTTATCATGAAGTTTGTTTCCATCACGGCGATGAGAATGACCTTCTGGATCAACAGGGATATGGAACAATGATGAGAGTTGTATTAACTGGATCGGATAATATCTTACGAGTTGATAATCTATTTGATATTATAAATGATAAGTTTGAAAATGCTGCTACGATTTCAGTTACAATCTACGACGATGCAGATGTGGTAGTAGCTGGAATTGCTTGGCCTATTGTTCTTAACTATATCCCTAACTCGGAAGGAGATTACATCGGCGTACTTAGCGATGATGCTGTATTCGCAATCGGCTCGGTTTACCGCGCAGAGATAATTGTTGATGCTGGCGTGGGGAAAAAACTGGTCGAAAATCATGAACTCGTAATAACGGATCGTCAACCATGATTAAAGAATTGGGAATTTACTTTGCAGGGTTTGCAACACCTTTTGTTATTCTGATCGTTGTCGCTGTTTGGAAAGCTGTTACTAATAAGCCTAAAGATGGGCAGAATTCCAGAGAACGGCTCAAAGAAAGTGTAATTTCAGTGGTAGGAGATTAACTTATGTTGCTCAGAGAAAGGGTTTATGGATTCCAAGATCGCGTCTACAAGAGCGCGCATGGAATTTGGACCCGAGATCTTATTGTACCGAAGCACATGAACATCATGGCTGTTCTAGGTACGCCTCGTGGAAAGTTTCTTCATCTTGGACATAACATTGTCACGAATGACGGAGATCTTTTCTACGCGCAGGAAATGGCTGCGGAAGCCACAACTCAAACCTTTACTACGCATGAACTAGCTTCAGCCGGAACGCCCGGTAAGACTGCGAATCGTTCTAACGTAACAGTTATCGGTTCAACGCAGAAGCTAGAAACTGCTGGTTATCCGAAAACGAATGATGGTGACGCGGATAACACAGGTGCGGGTGTGGATATTGTTTCTCATCTAGCATCCTACGCCAAAGCTGATTTCAATGCAGCTTCAATCACTCACGGGATTATCACTAATCCAACTCCAGGCGCGTCAGAAGTTTGTTTGACCGTCTATGCTTTCGCAGCGGGATTTGGTAAAACTGCCGATGATACGCTCAAGGTATTCGTCAACCACGAAGCACTCGGAGTCTAATCGTGGCTAGGGTTGTAGAATTTAGCGAATTTGCAAAGATAAGAAAGCAGGAGACTTCCATTGTGGGAGAAGTCTCACTTTCTCGTGAATCGCGTAGGGAGCTAGGTTGGTTTCTCCAACAGCAGATCGAACTCGCTCTTGGTGCGTGGTCAGTTTGTAAATAATCTCAAACGCTGGCAGTTTGCTTACAACGCTCCACCTGCAACTGAGCCGAAGGATTTTCCTGTTCGCAATGCATCGAACCTTACGATTCCTGTGATTAAAGAAATCGTAAATACAATGGTTGCACAGCTAACTCAAACTACCTTAACTCCTACTCCGCAATGGAACATGGAAGCTATCGCGGACGAATGGGCACCTTTCGTTCCTACGATTGAACGGTTTATGGACATAGCCGCGAAACGTGAGATCAAAATAGGCCCACTTGCAGAGGGTTGGATTCTTGAAGGAACCAAGTATGGTACATCCATCTTACAGGTTGGTTATAGAGAAGATATACGAACACATTACCTCTACAACCGCGATGGTATAAAGCCAACTAAGGTCAAGAACATCAAAAACACTGGCCCTGTTGTCTTTCATATCCCACTTGAGGATTTCATAATCCCCTTTACATCCACTAATATTCAAGATGCTCGTTGGTGTGGAAAGCGTTTTCGACGCAACAAACGCCAGTTAATGCACGATGTAAAACGAGGGTATTACAAAAAATCCGATGTGGAGAAGTTGATCGACATAGACTCTCCGCTTAACGAAACGGACAATGACCAGAATAACGAAGTTCAAGAACTTCATGAAGAACTGCAAAGTGCGGAACCTCGTGAAAGAGATACCTTTGAAATTTACGAAATCTATCTTGCGTTCGATGCAGATGGTGATGGGGAAATGGAAGAACTTATCGTTCATTACCATCTACGCACCGGGACTATGCTTAGGATTAATTACAATCAATTCTGGCATATGAAGCGTCCTTTTGTTAAGTTCTCCTTCTTCCCGGTAGAACATAGATTTTACGACCACGGCTTGTGTGAAATGTTGGAAGCATTACAGGATGAAATTTCCGAAATGCATAACCAACGTATTGACAATACAACGATAATCAACACACGCCCGTTGCTTGTAACGCGAACATCAAAAAGCTTGAAGCCCGGCGATCCGTTATTCTCAGGGCAAATAATCCCTGTAGATCATTTTCAAGACGTAACCCCGCTTCAACTCGGTACAGTTTCACCTTCAACAATAGTCAACGAAAATCTTACTCGCGATGTTATTGAACGTCTAAGCGGTGTGAATGATGCAAACTCTCGTGGAGGTCAACCAGTATCACGAACAACCGCGACAGCACAAATAGCCTTACTCCAAGAACAAGCCAAGCGTTTCGATCAAACAGTTAGATCAATCCGCAATGGCCTGTCAGAAGTAGGTGACATGGTTTTCTCTCTCTATTTCCAATTCGGTGTAGAGGAAAGTACAGTTGTTCAATGGCTAGGAGATCGCGGAAGGATAATGGTTGGAATCTTTAACCTTCCACTTTCCGCAATAGAGAATGGCCTAGGATTCCGTGCTGCGAGTCCTACAAGTCAGCAAAACAAAGAATTGCAGAGACAAAATGCTATTCAGATATTCAACCTATCTCTCACGATGTACACGCAGATTATCGACTTTATCGAACGAGTTGGTGTTCCGCCGGAAGCTCTTGCGCCTGTGGCGGTTGAGTTTGTTAAATCGTCTGAGAAGTTCATGCAGCAAATTTTGGATCGGTTTGATGTTACAAACCCGGACGACATTGTTGCGGGTCTACGGGTTCTTGAACGAATACTACCTGCATCGGAGGATCTCGGTGGATCTCAAGATTTCGAGAAAGCAGCTGACAGAGCTAAAGAAGCTGATAACCTCGCCCGGTTGGAAGCTTTACTTAGCCCACCTGGAACAGATGAAACAGGACTCGTTAATGTGGGTGGTGAGGACTCAATCAACCCGTGAGTTTTGGAAACGTCAAGGGTATTTTGAGGCTGTAGAGAAGGTAGAATTACTCGTGGAGGATTTAGTATTCGCTGCTGAGAATGGAGAAAAAGAATGGTTGAGGAGAGCGGAGTTAAGGGAATTGGAAGCGAAGGAACAGTTGGAGAAAGTGCAGACGAAGGGACAGCAGAGAGTGGTGGACAGAAGGGCGGCGATTCAGCGGGAACGCAGGATACTGACTCGATAAAACGTTCCGAACTGCCCGAGGAAATGCGTGGAAAAACTTCTGCTGAGATTTCTTCAATGTGGGGAGCAGCTACGAGAGTATTGCAATCGAAGAATGTTGAGACGGACTCTCTGAACAATCGAATTGCACAGCTTGAGT